TTCAGTGGTCTTACTGAGTCTTCATCTTTTTCACCTCAAGCAAACATCCAAAACTTCACAGTGCGAGGTATTGCCAAACTTCCCCAGTACAGTAGAATCATTCAAAGATGGACAATTACAAATGACAACTACGAAATCTTACTAACAGATCTTGTAAATGCTTTTGTATATCTTGATCCACCATACGAAATAGATTCAAACTTGTATGGTAAGAAGGGTGACATGCATGAGAGTTTTGATCATGATGATTTTGCAGAGAAGTGTGATAACAGAACTGCAAAGATGCTTATATCATATAACTCATCACAACTTATCAAGGACAGGTTCAATAGTTGGTCAGCATCTGAGTATTCTCACACCTATACCATGAGATCTGTTGGTGATTATATGTCCAAACAAAAACAAAGAAAGGAATTATTACTTTTTAATTACAACAAAGAACCAAAAATACAATTCTCATTTGGGGGTTGCTATAACTATGATAAACTCAACTCATCAGGAATGACATGAACCCAGAAGAAGAGAATCCATTTTGGGGCGAACCCACTCCTACTGATTTGTGGGATGACATGAAGAAACTGAATGATTGTTATGAGAAACTTGGATGGACTCATTTCGATTTTCTAGAGATTGCTATTGAAGGTAATCATGTTACAATAAGGAACAAGTCAAAGGAAGGTAGATGAAACCCGAACTGAAGGATTGGTTGAACTCAATCAACTACAAAAAGAATAATTTGTTTGACGATCCAGAGGTTACTGACTCAATGTATCCTGCATTTATAGTCAACAGATGCATGGCAGGTCACATGGATGCTGTACTATATGCCAATGAGATGAATATATACAATTCTTTAGATAAGAGACTACAGTACGACTTTTTACTAAATATTTTACGATCTCGGAAAAGATTCTCTCCTTGGATTAGAAAGGAAGAATTGGACAATCTTGAACTAATCAAGAAATACTATCGCTACAGTGATGAAAAGGCAAAGCAAGTCCTCACCATACTTACCGAAGATCAGTTGAAATTTATTAGAAAAAAACTTGACACTGGAGGATTGAGATGAGCGTGGTGATTGAACCAGAATACGACTGGTCGCCAAATAAAATGATCGAGGTTGCACTTGCAGAACCTGATGATTTTTTGAAAGTAAGAGAAACACTAACAAGAATTGGGGTAGCATCCCGTAAAGAGAAGAAGTTATATCAAAGTTGTCATATATTACACAAACAAGGTAAGTATTTTATAGTTCACTTCAAGGAACTTTTTGCTTTAGATGGTAAAAAGGCAAATCTAAGCATCAATGACTTTCAAAGAAGAAATAGAATTGTACAATTACTAGCAGATTGGGGTCTGGTCAACGTATTATCATCAGACTTAGTAAATGATATAGCACCACTCAATCAGATAAAAGTAATATCATACAAGGAAAAAGGAGATTGGAAATTAGAAACGAAATATAATATCGGTAAAAGAAAAACTACTGAATCTTCTGAATAGAATGAGCATGTAAGATATCTTCTTGCTCGTACACTTTATCAGTAAATGGCGTGATTACTTTGTAGTCACGCTTATTTTGTCCACATTTTTTTCTGCATAGTGGATCTTTGAAAGTCTTTATAGTATCCCAGTAAGTTTTCCATTCTTTAGAATGTAATAGATCATGTAAACTATCATAGTCACGTATATTGGGAACAGTCTGGGTGTTCTCATAGTGTGCTGCCATCCAACAACATGGGAATACGTTACCTCTTGCTGTAATAAAGAGTCTTTTTCTTTCAAGACATATTGGTATAACCTTACTGAAGAATCTTCTTCCTATTTTGTGAGTGCCGACACCTCGTTCAGCGTTTCTATTAGAATATATTGTATAGAAATGTTTGAATCCCATATCTTCTGCCATCTCCATAGCGGTGTCTCGTTGGTTCTCATTCCAGTTGAACTGAACCATAGACCAAACTGCCCATCCACCGGCATTTATGAGTGCTGTAGCGTTTTCTAGAGTCTTTTCCCACACACAGTTGACTCTATAATATTCATATGTCTCTTTATCTGCACCATCAAGAGCAAATAATACGGGATTATCTCCCATATGTTTTGCTAATTCTGTCCAGTATGATGGTTTATGTGCTGATCCATTTGTAAAAAGTCTTACTTTTATATCATTTTCTACTAAGTGATCTAAAATAGGGAACAAATGTCTATTAGCAGTGGCATCTCCATAGTTTCCACACATCTCTAGTGATTTTATATCGGACTTTGTTATCTTTTTGATATCATCTACTGTCAAATCTGTACTGATAACCCTACCTTTTTCATTCCTAGAACAAAAAAGACAAGCAGCATTACACTTATCGGTCAAATCTATCTGGATATCCGTCCATATGACTTCGGATTCCACCATATACAAAAAAAGTACTTCTATTATAATTATCTATGTCGCCTTCGGGGACATTATTCACAGACGCTTAGAGAGGTCACTATGTTTGACAACGGAATAACTCTGACTGTTGG